CTCCCGTCGATGTCGACAAAAAGCGAAAGCAACGAGCTGGAGCTCGCCAAGTGGTCAAGGAAGATGGGCTGGAGTCCAACACTTTCACAACCTATGATCATGAGGTTAAATTCGAGAACATCAAAGCGAACGTCAATGTTTGCCGTGTCAAAAATGACGACCCAGAGACAGGAGTCGGGGTCGCTAAAGGCGCGATATTGGCTGGCGTTCCGCTCACCGTCCCTAGTAATACGGCTGCCTCGACCTTGCACGCAATGAAAAAGAGATGTGATTACAAGCCGTCTCTCAAGAATATTGACTCCTTCAAGAAGGGCCATGAGTTGCTCATGGCCAAGTTCGATAGGTTGGAGACAATTCGAGTGGACAAAGATCTCATGGATGAGTACTTTGCCACATGCGCGCCAGGTAAGGCCAAGCGTCTCTTGGAGGCCCTTGATGAAGCACAGTGGGGTAGTGAGATGGATACAAAACACGTGTTCGCGAAGCAGGAAGTTCTCCTTAAGGAACATAAGTCCCAGCCGCGCGTTGTCTATCAAGGAACGGACATGTACAACGCGTTAACTGGTCCTGTTGTGATGGAGCTGAACAACAGGATGAAACGTGTTTTCTCTATGCAGAATCCCAAAAATACCGGAAATATCGCACTGTACGCGTGCGGTGCCAAAGGGGAGGAGCTTGGAGAAATCATGGAACAGGCTAAAGGTATACCTGTGGAGAGCGACGCAAAGAACAACGACGGAAGTCAACCAAAAGAACTTAGGAAATATGAGGCTATGTTCTATTGGAAATTGGGAGCTCCCGAATGGTTCGTTCGTGAATTTGCACGTACTACGAAGATACGAGTGTGGACACGTTATGGTGTCTGCGCCACAGTCGAGGGTGAGCGTTGGTCCGGCGAGACAACAACCACCACCGGAAATTCGTATGTGCACATGGCACTTATGCAAGCTGCGCTGGAGCGCGCTTCCATAGTCGAGTCCACGAACGTCCACGGCGGGGATGACTACCTTGGGTTTGTCGTGGGTGACGAGTCAAAGTTCAAGGCTGAGATTGAGAAAGTCTTCGACGACACTGGGATGGTTGCCGAAGTGGTTCCTCAGCGTGACCGTCATTATGCTACCTTTTATCGTAAGAGGTACATCCGCGGCACCATTGGGTGTCGTCCCGTCCCACAATTCGGGCGCGTGCTGGCAAAAATTAACTTGAGACCAAACAGAAATACTCAAGTTAATGATAGAGATTACATGAGCGGCAAATATTTGTCTGCCGCTTATGAACACAGACACGTGCCTGGTATAAAGGATCTTCTGCTCGCTACTAGTGCGAGACTGTCCGATAACCCCTATCTTGATGTGCGCACAATGAAACTCAAGGAGATGGGGGGACGTGATAACGTCCATGCATATGTTGAAGGTGTTCGAGAGCATTCGATCGACGATTTTTCCAGTTTTCTTGATGAAGTCTATGGCAT